CATTGTTCCGCTTTTGTCGAATTTTGCCTTCGCCGCTTGCAGAGCCTTCTGAGCATTCGCCTGGGGTGTCTTGGGTCTAGCAGTTCCCGCCTCTGTACTTGCGGTGGGTGCTTTGGGTTTTGGCTTAGGTACAGATTTCTGTTTAACCCTTGCTTCAACTGCCTTGTAACCTTCAACAAATAATCCAAGAGTGTAATTTGCGTTTGGAAGATACTGAACCAACGGCCTGTAAAGGGGTGATTCCTTAACTTGCATAAACAACTTATACTCAGGACTCTCAGGATCGCCTAGAAAATCAAAGGTTTGTATTGCCTGTTGATCGTATGTGGTGCGTTCCTGTAACCACTCTTTCCGGGCTTTTACATCATTGCGTAAAATCTTTTTTGCGTTTGCTTTGATTCTACGAAGATCCCCCTTTGAGTACACCTTATCTCCATCCTTGGCCACATACTCGTTGCCATTGTCATCATACTGAACTTCGTTATCGAGATTCTCATCTGCCCACTCTACTAAAGTGTTCAGATTATCGACTTCCTTCTGTAAGGCTTTGTCGTCAGTAATATTATGGAGTGCGTTATCCTTGAGGAACTCAGGCAACTCTGCGGATTGTGTCTGCTGGGCTTGTTCAGCTTGCGCTTGCAACTCAGCATTCTCCGCAAGGAGTGCTTTCTTTTGAGCGGTTAGTCTCCCGAATCGCTTGACCGCAGATGCATTCAGCGCCTTTGCGAGTTCGCGGGACTCCTCTTCGGATAGGTTATCCAGGTCGATGTTAAACTTTGAAAGAACATTGTCCGAAGGTTCTGCGGGCGGCGAAGATTCCTCTTCTTCCTCCACTTCTTCTTCGGCGGACTGATCGATTTCCTCCGTTAAGGCATCAGTAGGCTCCGCAGTTTCTTCAGCGGGTTCTTCTGCCTCTTCGGGCGGCTCAGTTAATTCCTCTTCGGGCTGTTTGCTTTTCAGTAACTGATCAGCAAATTCTGCCATCGAGAGATTCCCCTCGCCTTGCGTTTGACTTTCCACGGTGTTTTGGGAGGACTCCGAGACAACCTCTTCGGTTAATGTTTCCATAGATGTCAAGGCAATAGTAGCCTAGTGTAGCAAAATGTAGCCTTGTGTCTAAACAATGGCAATAAAAAAGCCCTTGCGGCCTACCCCTAAACCGCAAGAGCTATGCGCTTTTGAATAACAAAATTAAAGATTATAGAAGTTATCTAACTCCTCATCGATTGCTTCGAGCTTGCCTGTTAAATGGAAGACAAGATTCGGATTTACAAGGTTATCGCGGTTCTGCAATTGACGGATTGTGTCCTCCCGCATCTGCTCGCGGATCTCGATATACTTCTTAAAGTTGGGTTCGTTCTTTAAGGAATGCAAAGCATTCATCGCTTCTTGTGGATCGACCTCGTGGTACTTCTTTCGTTTCACTTTCTCTTGCGTGCTGTCTTTGCGGCTTTCTTAAATGCTTTCGCGGTAGGCGCACCCTTGCTTCCGGGTTTGCGCATGCGTTCTTTGGAACCCGCTTTGATGCGTTTTCGTTTAGCATGTATGTTTTTGTAAAGACTCATATTACCATTTTTTGCATGACCAATAACCAGCGGTTAGTTTAGACTTCTTTTCATCGCACTTATGTCGCGCTCGGAAGGATTTACGCCGTGCGGGAATGTTCTTCTTAATGGCCATGTTGGGGTCGCCAAAACGAACAAGACGAACTTTGTCCCCTTCTTTCGCGAGTACGGCAAACTTCTTAGATTTACCAGGGGTGCGCTTTGGCTTATTATAACCACTAAATCGCTCATTGCGATAAGTTATGCTCATGCCGCACTTGCTGTTTGTCCGAATTGTGTGGGCATAGCACCCAGCCTACCAATATTAGCATTAACCTTCTGCTGAATAGCGAACTGACGTTGTTGCACATATCCTTGGATACGCTCCTGTAGTGCTTGGTCTTGCTGTGCCTTCTGCTGAATATCGGGCTGTTGTAACCATTGCTGAAATACTTGGAGCTTCATCTCGTGAGCATCGTTCTCTCGAACATTAGGCGGTACACCCGCCACTAGCTCTGCGATAGTTTGACGCTCTTCCTCCATCGCTTTTTGCGATGCAGTCTCTCGTGGTAAGATTATCTTCTCTGCCGCACCGGGTAATACCTGACCGATTGCCATAGCAAGGAGTTGCTCGGTATCCACCACGCCATTCTTGTCCATCGTGCCAGCGATCTCTCCAATCGTCTTTACCCGTTCAAGCATTTGCTCAGGGTCTTGGGTGGCCACATCAAACTGCATATAAAAATCAAATCTCTCTCCCGCTCTTCCCTTCGCATACTTCTGCATATCCTGTACGCCTGTTACGCGGAAGTATTCCTCATCGGGACCATACTGCTGATATAGACCATAGACTTGGTCCATCACATATTTCATATGGTGCAGTACGCGGTTGATGATGTTTTGCTGTTTGATCTGTGACTCAACAGGATCAATATTTGGAGCGTTATTACCAAAGTAGCGGTCAAACATCTCTTGCATTAAACGCCGAACCTCAATTGATCCGGAATCAAAACGCGGGGTGGCTGCAAATCGTATTTCCCCAGGTGTACGATAAGGTACACGAACGCCCGGACCCCAGCGTGATGGGGATCTCCCAAGAGGATGTTCTATCGGCGGGAGCGTTGAGATGCTTTGCCTGTCGATGCTCGCGTCCGTTTCGACTTTGACGACTTGCTGGAACGCTTCGCCGACTTCCGGGATGGAGCGGGAGGCGTAGAGTCTTTTCGAGGTTTTCTCAAAGGTACTAACGACAAAAGGGTATCCGCCATGAGCGTAATCCATGAGCGTATGTTTCGCATATAAGTCAGGAACTTCATTACAAAATACGGTGCAGTAAATGCCTGGGATGTTGTCTTCATCCAATAGGCGTTGGTAGCAGTACACGATGCGGATGGTTTCATCATCATCGCGGAGGATCTCGTCCTCCAAACTTAGGTTATTGGTATAGACATCGTTCTCGCCAACCGTGGCATTCTCGATTGCTTTATCCACAAACTCCTCATCCCATCCCTCGGAAGCAATCTTTGAACGAAGTTGCTCAGGTGTCATATTTAGGACATGAAACACATAAGGAGCTTCCTGTGGATCGATAGTGTAGTTTGGCCAAAAGATATCCTCATCGGGAGCAAGTGCTTTGATGCGTGGGCGGTTAATCACCTTACGCACTACAGGCACGGTGGTTTCTCCATCCTTGCGTAACTCCTTGAGCATGCTACGAGCTTTCTTTTTACTTACTCCAAATTGCTCGGAAATGGCGGCGGACAACTCCTCATCCATAGAACCGTCTTGTATCGCCTCAGCGATTTGCGGTAACGCCATTGCAATTTCGTCTAACTTGATCGCCTGTTGTTGCTTTTGGTCTTGGCTCTCGTAGTAAACATAATGCACCATCATTCCCTTCTCGAAGAGATGATTCAGTCCGAGTTCCACTTGATCGTAGAAATCATCCATCTTGGTGTTAACCAACCAGCGTACAAACATGGATATCACATTTGCACGGGCAATATCGCTCGACTCCACGGGAGTTGCCACGATGTGTGCTTGGCGTACCGCGTTTAGCGACATAGCCACACACTTATTTATTTGGTTATCCACCATACGGATCTCTTGATCCGAAGCCCCCGCCCAGGGAAATACCTCTCCTGTCTCCGGGTTGGCAGAATATTTTTTAAAGTCATTGGACTTCCCCGCCCATATACAATTGCGTACATCATAGTCGCGTTGTCTGCGATCTATCCATTCGCCCAAGTCTGACTGAGTTTCGCGGTATGTATCCCGCAAATAATTAATATCAGGTTCCTTGGATACGAACAAGAGTTCGGGATCAGAGGAGTTATGCATGCTTGTAGCAGATTGTAGTTGTTTGTGCTTGACTCGTCAACTTAATAGCCACCACCTCCTGTACATTGGAGACTGCCATTAGTAATGTGTTCTGCGCCAGCTACTAACAAGTACCGAATGCAATCGATCTGATCCTTGAAATGTTCTGCCCTACTCTGCCCACTATACTCCAAGAGAGAAGTGATTGTATTGTCGCATCTATCTGATATATAGAGCTTTGGGCGATTACGAGGAGTCATAGGCTCAGAATCATCCCATGCCAATGCGTCATTTATCTTTGCGATACCCGCCTCGATATCCACGCCTGGAGCGGGACGAAACACAAAGTCCAAGTTTGCCATTTGGTTAATGATGTTACTCTCTCCCTCCTTTGTTCGCACCGTGGCGGCTCCCATGCGGGGGTCCACAATACGCTCAAATATATCCTCACCATCCTCCAAGTCC